ATGTATTAACTTTTTCTAATTGAGCATTTAAATTGGTAGAAGATTGTTTTAAATAAGGTTGTTGAGATAATTGTTGAGGTTGATTTGGTTGTTGTTTTTGGTTTATTTGTTGTGATTGAATAAACGACGTTCTATAATCTTGTTTATTTGACATTTTATTATGTATTTTTATTATGTATTTTTATTTATTTATAGAATTATATCAAATACTTATTATACTAAACAACGATTATATAATTATAATAATTGACGAGCACGACTTTACAAAATAATAATATTAATAATTAATAGAAATTAAAAATAACAAATAAAACTAAAGCCAAATTATAAAACTAAAAGCCAAATTATAAAACTAAAAGCCAAATCATAAAACTAAAATGAAATTATATAAAAATAAATCTGGAACAAAGGTATTAATTATGCCTAATAGAAAAGATACAGAGTCGGCATCATTATATTTTTATTTTAAAGTAGGAAGTAAAAATGAAACTCCCGCTGTCTATGGTATTAGTCATTTTATCGAACATATGTTATTTAAAGGTTCTCCTAAATTTCCTAATTATCTAGATATATCTAAAACATTTGATTCAAACGGCATTTCTTTTAATGCTTATACAAGTAAAGATACTACTGCTTATCATTATAAATTTCTTTCTACTAAAGAAAATGTAGAGTTAATATGTAATATTACAAGTGATATGGTATATCATTCTTTTATGAGACAAAAAGATATTACTCCAGAAAGAAATGTGATTATTCAAGAATACAATGATGGTTTAGATGATATAGATAATGTTGTTAATGATACTGTTGAAGAATATATATTTAAAGGTCATCCATTAGCACATACTATTATAGGTAGTCTAGATACATTAAATAATATAAATAAAAAAGAAATTGTAGAGTATTATAAAAAACATTATATACCATCTAACTTACTTATTAGTTTTAGTGGTAAATATGATACTAAATATATGACAATAATAAATAACTATTTTAAACCTATTAAATCTAAATGTAGCACAAATGATATGTTTAATAATAATCTAAATAATACTATACATCATACTCTAACACATAAATCAACTGATTTTAAATCAAAAAACAAAAAAACAAAAAAAACAAAAAAAACAAAAAAAACAAAAAAAATAACCCATAATAATTTTATACCTATTTCAATACCAATACCAATGAATTTAAATAATCCTAAAGTATCACATATAGTCCCTTTTGTAGATAAAAATCCCTATTATTCAGTAAAATGTATTTCTAAAAAACTAACTCAAGATTATGTTAATATTATATTTAAAACCAAAGGCTATTTTGACACAAACAACTATTATTATAAATTACTTCAAACTATTTTGGGTGGTAATATGAGTAGTCGTTTATTTGTAGAAATTAGAGAAAAACTAGGATTAGCCTATACTATTAGTTGTGATATAACTAATTATGAAGAAGTAGGGTATTTTAATATTTATACCCAAAATGAACCTGATGATACATTAAAATGTCTAGAACATATCTTTAAAGAATTAGTTAAATTTAAAAAACACGGCACGAATAAAACTGAACTTGAAAATACTAAAAAAAATTATTGTGATATATATAAAACATCATTTGATGATATTGAAGATGAAAATGAATATTATTCTTCTAAAATTTTATTTAATAAACCTTTTGAAACAATTGATATGAGAATAAAGAAAATACAATCTATTACTGAAGAACAATTAAAATTAAGTGCAAATGACTTATTTGAGTTTAATAAAGTTCAAATTATTACATTTGGTAAAGTAAAACAAGATAAAATAGAAAAAGTAGTAAAACAATTTATGTAAAATACAATAAGAATTATGTAAAATACAATAAGAATTATGTAAAATACAATAAGAATTATGTAAAATACAATAATAATTATGTAAAATATAAATAAAAAATAATTTAATAGTTAATATTGTAAAGATGTAAAACTATGACTAGTAAATGGTTTCGTTATTTCTTCTAATAATGTTGATTGTTTAAAATTCATTTCATCTTTTTCATCAAAATAAAGATAAATTCCAATTAATAAACTTAACCAATTGATAATTGAATCATCATAATCTATCTCTTTTCTCATTCTTCGTTTTTCTTTTTCTCTTTTTATCATAAAATCATATAATTTCCATTTTATAATAGCAATACCTTTTTTTATAGTATAATTAATACTAGGATTGATATCACAATTTATTTTTTTAATCATATAGTTATAAATAAATCTATTATTATCACCTCGTAAAGCAGTTTTATAATGTATTGCTTCTGACGCAGCATAACTAATTGTAGAAGGTTTATATAATTCAATACTATTACATACGTCAATAATATTTTTTGAAGATATAATTTGATTAATTTTAGACAGAAAATCATTTATTGACATTTCAATATTTTGATTATCTTCATTATTTATAATTGAATAATCTTTAAATATAAGTATAAGATTATCATTATTTTTATCTTTAGTAGTCATTTATATTATTATTTTATTGATATAATAAGTCTATATCAATTTTTATATAAATACTATAATATTATGATTGATATTTAATTAATAATACATTATAAATATAATTAAAAATATTTAAAAACAAAATAATAATTTTAAAATCAATTTTTAATATTGATTTTATACGAATTTTTAATATAAACTAGTCTTATTAATTTTCATCCTCACATGTTTCATCAGTTTTACTTTCTTTAATCATTTCATCTATTTTATCATCAACATTGGCTTTAGCCTTATCATTTTGAGAAACACCTGATGTATCAACACACTGACCTCCTTTAACTGCTGAAACGTCATTGTTATGTTCAAATTTACCCCAACTAAACTGACTACGCCCAATATTAACATAAAATACATAATAGGATACAAAAGCAATCGTAGCAATTAAAATAATGACTGTAAGAACTAAGCATGTTGTTTTAGGTAAGATACCAACAATACATAAAGTAATCACTGCTAAAAGAGCAAGTTGAATAAATACAAGTAATTTATAAAGGAATAAATAATACTCCATTTTGTAATAATTGTATTTTTCATTTTTTAATGATTTACTAAATGTATTTTGCTTAATTTTATTAGTTTCTATTTTATTTATTAATTTAGTTTTTTCTTTTTCTAATTCTTCAATATGTGTATCAACTTTACGAATTTCACTAAAATAATAGGCTCTTAAATTTGAATTTTCTTCATATTTTTGGGATAAAAAATCCCAAATTTGTGTTCTTGCTTTTTTTAAATCTGTCACTTGTGTATCTATTTTATAATTTAAAAGAGTGCTTGAATAAGAACCTGCATCGGGGTAATTTGCTTTTTGAATTAATTTAAACAATTCATCATTTTTATCTATAGTTTTTTTTATATCAGATAATAATATTTCATAATCAGCATTACTCATTTCCATTTTTTTTATTTATTATATTACTTATTATATTAGTTATTATATTATATTATTATTATATTTATATTTTATTAATATATTTTAATTTATAAAATAAAATGAATAAAAATAATTAAAATGATAAAATTAAAATGATAAAATTAAAATGATAAAATTAAAATGATAAAATTAAAATGATAAAATTAAAATGATAAAATTAAAAATGATAAAATTAAAATGATAAAATTAAAAATGATTAACTAAGTTTAATTATTTGTTTTAATATTTTTATAAATAGAATTTATTGAATTTTGATTATTATTTGTTGTTGTTGTATCAGTATTTGAATATACTAAATAAATAATAAATCCAACAACTAATATAACTAATAATATATTAAAAGCCATATACATATGTGATGTAAATTGTAATTCCTCTGTTCCTACTTTAGTAGTGTTTAAACTATCATTACGTGCTTTTTCAGAAATAGTAGTATCTCTTTGTTTAGATTTTAACATTTTAGTATTATTTAATAATGTATCAATTTGTTGTTGTTTTTCTTCCAAATTATTTTTTTGGTCTAAAATTAAATCTGTATCTCTATTTACCGATGCTATAAGTTCTTTACTAAGATTTATAATCTGTGTATTGTATGCTTCGGCTCTTGGTTTTAATATAGCCTCGGCGTCTTCTCTATCTGATATTATGGTGCTATTTTTATTAGTTGTATATTCTGTATAGGCTTTGGTATAGTTATCTAATAATTTATTATAATATATTTTTATTTTATCAATATTATCTTTTCTTAAACTAGTATAATTAGGAGGAGTGCCACCATTACATTTTGCTAATGATGGCTTTGTATTGGGATTAGTAGGCTTAGGCATAGTAGGAATAGGATTAGTAGTATTTGGTATCGTTGTCATAATGATTAAATTATAGTTTTCTATTTATATTTATTAATATATTTATTTTATAAATAATATAGTTATTTAAAATAATCTTTAAAATAATTATTTATTACTATTTTAATATAATATTAAAATTTACACATAAATAATTTATATAAAAGAAAAAATTAAAATGGTTAAATAGTTAAATAAATTAATAAATATTAAGTAATGACTTCACATTTATTACATTTTACCAATGGTAATAAATTATTATTATTACTAAAATAAATATTTGAAATATTAAATGTAAAATTATAATTTATATTGTCTTTATTAGTTTCGATTTTTGTAATCATACTTGGTTCTAAATAAGATTTCATATGAAGTTCAATTATATTATTATATTTAAATTTAATAATTTGTTCATAATTAAAATTTAATAAACTACGATAATCATTATAATATGTTTGTAAATTATTTTCAATTTCAGTTGAATATTTATTTATATAATTAGAAATATATTCATCAATACTTCTTAAAATATTAATAAATGCCGAATGCTCTTTATAATTTAATAATATTTTAAGTGTTGGATTATTTAAAGAATTATATTTAGTATCTTTATAATAAATAATAATATCTTTATGAGATATTAATGGTGTTTTGAAAAAGAGACCATCTAGAAAAACAGACGGCGATTTATAAATAATTTCAATAAATTTCTTTTGTTGTAAACTTAAATAATTTAAATAAACCATTGATATATCAAATTGGTCTTTTTTAATACAAATATATTTATAATCCACAGATGTATTCTTTTTTTTAAAAGATAGTTGTTGTGGTTGATGTGTTTCTAATTCTTGAGTTTGTTGTTCTTTTTCTTGGGATTTAGTTTCTTCAACTATTTGTTGTTTTTCTAAAATAGTAATTTCCATTTTTATTTGGTATTATTATGATGTATCAAACTTATCAATGTATTTTTTTATCATATATAAATTATATTTTTTGTTTTTATATTAAAATAAAATTATTGTTTAATTTATTTTAATTTAATTTAATTTATTTTAATTTAATTTAATTTAATTTATTTTAATTTATTTTAATTTATTTTAATTTATTTTTAATTTAATTTAATTTAATTTAATTTAATTTATTTATTTTAAAAATTTTTTATTCTTTGTATAATATAATATATTGTAAAATATAAATATTCAATTTTATAAAACTATTTAAACTAAACTAATTATTCAAATGGATTCTC